TTATCCTTTTCTAATTGAGATTTTTTATCTGCTTTTTGTTTTTCTAAAATTCTTTTTCTTTCTGCTGCTGTTTCTTCGTCTGCTTTCTTTTGATTTTCAGCGGCTTCTTTAATAGCATTGGTTTGATTTTGTGCTATTATAACATTTAGATTCTGTTCTGCTAATATTCTTTTATTGTGCGCTTCATCTACTACTTTAGCCGCTGAATTATTAGCTAATATTAAACTATTTAATTTTTCTTTAGCTTCCTTTAAATCTTGTTTATTAATATCCTTTCTTTGTTGTAGCAATCCCCATTCAGTAGACATCCAAGTTACACTAGCCATTTGGTCGTCAACTTTAGCTTGTGTAGATTCATACGTTGCAATGGTATTTTTAGCCATTTCTAATGTACTACGTTTCAAATGATATTCCTTCCAGGCTTCTTGTTCATTCTCTTTTGCTAAAACAATAGCACGCTTTGCAATGGCTTCATCCGATTTCCCACGAGCTTTCATCAATCTTAATTCATAATCTTGTAACTGCTCTTTCTTTTTTCTATTTTCCTCGAGCGCTTCGGTTTCTTTTTCAACTGCTTTTGTGTTTTTTTCAATGGCTTCTTTTGATGCTTCAACTGATTCATTCGAAGATTTAAACATTTTTACTAATAAATAACCAGCCGTTATCAATGCCGTAATAGCTACCACAACCGCACCAATAGGATTGGCATTTAATGCCGCATTCCATAACCATTGCGCTGCTGTTGCAATTTTTTGAAATATCGTAGTATTTTTAATTACAGCACCTAATTTTGTAAATGATTTAACGCTTTCCCCAATGGCTTCAACTCCGCCAGCCAATGCCATTGCATCTTGAACTTTTGATATAGCTTTTTCGGTTGCCTTACTTTCAACGCCCATTTTACCAAGCGCTCCCGACACATCACCAACTGCATTGACTACGCCTGTAAGTGTATTATTTAGAGCTTTAAATTTAGAACCAGGATTAAAAGCATCTGTTAATCCTTTTGCATCCCCAATTTTTTCCTTTAACATTGCCGCACTTTGAGCTGCTGCAACGGCTTCTTTTGAAGTTGAACCAAAAGCATTACTTAATTCTAAAACTTTATCTTCGGCTTCTTTTAACTGCGTTTTTAGACTTTTTACACTTTCGTTTACTTGGTTCAAACCACCTAAATCAGAGGTGGTATTTATTCCTATATTTATTTCGTTTGCCATAGTTTAATTTTGTTTATATGCAGCTAACAACGTTAGCTAAATTTGTTAATAATCCGTTCACGTATCTTGCTACGTATGGTTCTCCTGTATTGTAATACCATCCATCGGGAACGTGAGTTGTTAGTGCTATATCGCTCCATGCTTCCGTACAATTATATAATTCATTTGCAAATCCGTAAAATGGTTGTAATGGATTGCCACAACAACTTGCATCTATAACGCTTGCTCCAAAACATGCGTCAAATTTTTCTTGACCTGGTCTTGTACAAACGCATGAAGTCGTTACATGGTAAGTCGTAATGATTCCGTTTATTACACTGAAAGTATTACCAGCGCCATAAGAATAAACGCCACTAGGAGCTGGGAAATTGCCATTTGGATCTAAAAATATTTGCCCATTGCTTTCGTAATATAGCACATTTGCCCCCCCATTTTCAAAACAACAATAAACGTCACAAATTGTCTCGGGATTTGCTATGTAACACATCAATTGACCTTCAATTAATTGCCTAGGTACTATCGATATTGATTCTCCTACTCGGATTAATTCTACTTTGCAAGCCGTTGGTTTGCCAACTTGATAATCGGTAATCTTGTTAACCATATACCACGCATCCTTAATGAAGATTTTATCATTAAATTTTAAGTCCCAAACTTTCTTATAATCCAAAACAATGTCCATTTCAACAATGCGCCCATATTTATCATAGGTAAATTCGTACCATTTGCGCCAAAAGTTATTCCATAAGTCGCTCGATGTTCGTGCTGGTGGGTTTGGTACACTTGGCGTTATATCCCATAAAGGTGCTGCGTTACGCCATGCTAAATCTCTAAAAATAGTTGTTGTATCTAGTGCGCTATATTGACTAACTAACGGGTATTGATTCCAATGTTGAGTAACTAACGCATCATTTTTAATGTGCCATTCTAAAGGCGCATTTCTCATGCCGTTGTAATATACCAATCTCAATTTCGGAGTTATTGGAGTGCGCTCCGTAGTTGTATCTTTTGCGATGTGAGGTATTAAGAATTTAGCTGCTAACTTTTGATTAGGCGTTGCGCTTGTTTCAGCGCTTGCGTTCCCAATCGGTAGCAATGGAGTGGGTGCAAATAACGATTGCGTTACTTCGTTTCCTGTAATAACTTCAATGTTACTATCCAAGTCAAGTTGTCCGTATGTTGTTTTAGTAGCCGTTTGAAAATTGTAGTTAACATAGTCACTATCTTCATCGTCACGCCATGTGTTTGACCTTGGTTGCGATGTGAATAATGGACTAGAAACAATGTCAACATTGCCGTCAACATAATCAGTCCAATCTCTTTGAGCTCCTTGTTCTACCCAATCCACCCACGGCGTAATAATGAAGTGTTTTTCTTTTGTTTTGGATGGTTCTAAAACAAGATTATATCTCTCAATAATAGCCTTTAAGAAATCAATATTTTTTATGTTGTTTGGTAAGAAATTATTTAATACTGCAATATTACCAACGGATGTTGTTTGTAACACTTGCATTTCTGAAATATTGTTTAATGGTAATCCACCAAATGGAACTGGTGCCACAAACTTAAATAGTAATTCGTCTCCTAGTGCTGCAAAAGAATTATCAATATTGATAGTGCCACTAAAATAATATGAACTATTAGCGGGTGCCGTGAATGCTGTTGGTACTGATGTTGTACCCTGTGTAACATTGTAAATTTCAAACCAAAATAAAGTTGAAGTTAAAAAGTTATTTCTGAACCAACCTTGAATAGTAAAAATATAATAGTCTGCTAAACTTGAGAATTGAATAGGAACTTTAAATCTATTGGTTGTAGTGTCAAATGAATTACTAGGATCATAAACTTCATAAGGTAAAATTATATCACTTGTACCCGCTGTTAAAACTTGTTGCCATAATCCACTAACTGAAAGTTTTGAAATAGTTGTATCAGTTGCTCTATCAGTTTGCTCGGTAATAACGTATTGATTCATGAAATCCGAACCACTTAAATAATCACTTTCGTAAGTATACCCACTCTCATTAAAGATTGCATCTAGTAAAACTTTCGCACGAATTACGGGTTTGAATTGGTCGATTGATAATGGCTTGCTATTGTTTGTAAATCCTTTCTTTGAATTAGTACCATCAAATAAAGACAATGTATTTTGTACTGGTTGACCATCTAAGTAATCATATCCCCACTCGATTAAAGGATATATCACATCTCCACCCAATAAATTACCATTCCAACTATTTACAATGTTAACATAGCTTTTCTCATGATTGTATTGAGATAGGCTTAAACTATTCATAAATCCACCGCCTATTTTAGCTGCGAAGTCCGACACCTCACCAAAGAAAGTAACCTCGTATTCAACATTCTTATCTTTGTTATTCGTGAATATGTTTGTTAATCGGATATTACCTACTGAAATAGTCACGTTACTATCCTCAATATACGCATCGATTTTTTTAGTTGCATCAAAAGTTTGCGCATTGATATTGAACGCACTTTTAAAAAACAAGTTATTATTTGCCGTGTTTGGTACTCTAAATGTTTGTGAATATGTCGAAGGGCTTGCGGTCGGATCCATTATGTCAGCGACTGCCATTGTTAACTTAATCGGATTATCTTCCATTAAGTCAAGCAATATATACCCCGTATTTTCTTTAACGTATAATCTCATTAATTAATCTTTTGCGTTTGGTTTAAGAATATTTCAAATTCACCTTGTACTAATTTCACTTGCTTAATATTCTTTGTTTTGTAACTTGTTTGACCTATTCTCACACTATATGGCACTAATACATTATAAGGCGTATCGTTAAAGTAAGCTATAACATTCGAGCTCTTTTGTAATCCTTCTAATAAGTTAACTTCATCTTGAGTTAACCAATCCGTGTTCAATGTCCACGATGTCATGGCTTGTTTATTGTAGATTACTTCTCCGCCTTTCGTTTGTAGGTTAAAATTTGGATTCGTTACGTTTTCAGTAACTGGCTTTAACGAACTCCAGTTCATTGTCTCTTGATAGTAGTTGTCATTCGTAGTCGATGTGTCTTTTTCCATGAATGCAGTAAAGTTCATGTAATCTCTACCGCCCAAATCATTTAACCAACTTAATCTTACACGAGTATATAACGTATCACAATCTTCAAGCATTGTAAATCTACTAACTTGTGTCAATGGTAAGTTTTCAACACATCCATTGCTAACATCATGATTAAACATTTGCACTTCAAAAAATTCTCCAGCACTCATAACATATGAACCACCAACATATAAGTTAAGTATTTCCATTAATGATGTCAATCTACATTGCACATGAAGGATGTCAAATTCAGGGTCTAATTGCGTTGTAATTACATCACTACAATTTGCTTTTTGATTGTACCCAGTTGTGCTATCTATTGGCACTAAAGCGCCTTCGATTAAATTACCATCAGCATCAAAATAATTTAAAAACATCAATGCCATGTAACTATCGTTTAAATCATTTGGATATTGTGTCCAGTTTATGTAGCTCAAAACATTCATATCTGTAAAGTAAGCCTTTTGATTCAATGGTGCATAGTTTAACGGATATGCTAAAGTGCTATTATTTAAAGCATCACCCCAATCGTAACTTTTATTTCTTGATAACAATAAACCATAGCCACCGCTATATAAAATTCCATTTGACATACCATCTTGTTGAAGTCTAAACTCTAAACTACTATTCCAAACGTGCACTGGGATGTCAAAATGATTTTGAGTTGTACGAGCCCACAATTCATAATCAGGCTCACCAGCCGCTCCACTACCATCGTATATTGTACCGCCGTACTCCTCACCAACTTTTAAATATAGATGTAAACTTGAATTGGTATTATCATCAAATATATGTGAACTTAATGTTGTATCAATTCGAGTTTCTGGGATTCTATCGTTCTTTAAATACGCCTGGCAAATCTGACTAATGTCAACCATACCCGCACCGCTTGGATTTGGTTTAACTTTTAATCTTATTTCAAATGTCCCATTGATATAAACATCAAATACATAACTAAAATTTAATTGATTAGTTTGGTCACTCGTAACACTCCATATAATCGGATTATAAGTTCCTTGTAAGTAAGATGGTGCGTAGTTAATTGTTGTTATCATTTTTGCTTTTTTGGTGCGCTAAAAAATTATAAGCCGTGATTAATTCGATTTTGGTAACTTCTTCGATTTTGAGGATGTCGTCTTTAGCAAGGAAGTAAACAAACGCATTCCAACCTCGAGCGCAACGGAAGTCAGCACGCTCAAGATTTTCTTTTTCTTCTCCGCTTTCGGCTTCTCCGAAAAGTCCTTTATAGCTCCTTTCAAGTTGCCCAATATATTTAAAAAAAAAACAGCCGTGTTTAGTGCCACTTTAACGGGCATTTTTTCTGCGAATAATTCAGCACGAGCTTCAAACGTATCGGGATTAAATGGTTCTACTACGAATGGTAATTTGCTTTTCAATGGTCTATAAAGTATAGCCATAATCTTGTGAAGATTAAAATTTAACTTTGGATGGTTTTTTAATATGTCGATATCAGCCATCTCTCCAACGCTTAATTTCTTAACGTCTATTAAGCCATACGAAATACCATCAATGGTTACGATGTTATCAATCGAGCCATCGCCCAAATCAAAACAATTTTTTACAAAGTCATTCCATATACCATCAAGCACATTGGCTGGTATTATACGGATTTCTTCCATGTCGCATTCGCTAACAATTCGTATCACTTCCATTCTGTCGTGAATACTTGCATCGTCTTTGATTAAGTCTGAAATCTCGATGAATTTTCTAATTGAAATGCTGTTAATTTTTTTTATCATATTTTTAAGATGTTGCTCTACTTGTTTTTGTTGTAACTCCTGTTAATAATTCTACTATATCAGCTCCTACGGTCTTTTGTAGTTTCTCTGCGAAGTATTCAATCAACTCGGTTGCGTCTTCGCTTAACGATGTCCAATATCTTGGCATTATACCTTTGCCAATCTTACCTGGCTTCGGATTCCAACGTGGCATTATAAATTGGCTCATACCATAGCTTGCTTTGTCTGCATTGCTATACGTTCCTAAGTCAACGTACACTCCATAATAGATGTAATAAAATGACAATGCTGGATTGCCATTCTTTGTTACTACCTTATAACGTATCGAACGCTTTAGCTTACCAGTCTTAACGGGAGCTTGAGCCTTCATTATATTAAGGATTTCTTGACCCAATGATTCTAGCGCCTTAGTAACTTGTCTAATATATAGCTTTTGCGGATCCATTAGTTAAAAGGATTTTCGCATAAAGTGAACGGACTAATAACCTCTACAATGATTCGTGTTGTATAACCAGCAACGCTATTCACAAACGATTCATCAAATATCATTGATGTTATTGGTAGTTGAATGTTGTATCTAAATCCTTCCCAATCGGTAAGGTTAAACTTGCTTATTATATCTCGTGTGATTTCAAGACATTGGGATTGTGTAATTACTTGTAATTCCAAGTCATCTTTGCAAAGGTCAAAGACTACCATGTCAAATTCAAACTTTGTACTTTGTCCATTCATGACTGCTGTGGATGGCACTAAATGAACCGCAATGTACTCATATGAATTCGTATTCGCACCATCGTTTCCAGTCGGTTGTTCAATGGCACTTATATCGCCTACTCTGAATGACTTAACAGCCTTATGAGATAGACACAATGTTTTTAAATCTTTAATTAATATTTCGTATATACTACCTTGCATAGTGATAAATATAATTTATCCGTAAAATTACATACCTTTTTTATAAAAACCATAAGTGCCTCGGCTTGGATTATCAAGGTTATATATCACATTGTATCTAATAGCGTCTATGATATGATTCCAATTATCCACATATAGCTTCGAACCTTTGTTCAAATAACAATAATTGTTTAATTCTTTTGCTATGTTAGTACTATTCGGTTCAACTATAATCTTGAAATCTTGCATCCTTACAATCCCGCTTTCAATCGTTCCTTTCTTAACGGCTTGGATGTTTATCTTTTGAAATCTTAAGTCATCAATCAATCTAGGTTCTGCACTATCTGCTATAATCAAACCGCCTTTAGTTTTTTCAAGTAACATTTTGCTTAACTCATGTGTTTTTAAGCCACGTTGATAAATATGCTCTTTAACATATAGCAATTTGTTTTTAACATCGATTGCCACCTCTGCTAGTGCGTCAGGATCAATCGAGAAACCAAAGTCCATACCGAATGAAGTTTGAAGATAGTTTGGATTGAAAGCTCCGAACTCCCAATTTGTAAATACAACTCCATCGGCTTTATCAAGCCAGCCGCCTAAAATAACATGATTGTATTTGTCGGGATTATGTATCTTAATTTTTTCAACCTCTTGTAAGAAAGAAACGCCTAAATTCTTAATGTTATCTTCGTAGGTAGTATGTATGTATGTCGTATTGCCTTTCGTCCCGTTAAAGCCTTCTTTAATGCCTTCTTGCTCAAAAAACTTTCTATATATCCAATGTTCTTTTGTGGCTGGGTTAAGGATTAATATAATCCTGTTTTGTTTGTCATTTGAACGGATTGAAAGATTAATCTTATCAAATGTAGCTTCGTCTGTTAGCTCTTCAGATTCATCTAGCACCCACGTTGTTACGCCTTGCAATGATTTCAAGTTCGCCGTTTGGTCACCGCTCGAAGTCTTTAAGCCTTTAAAAAATATTTCACTTTGAGATTGCTTATTCTTAATTTCACTTTTAGATATGTTAAACATATCTTCTAATTTTAATAACTCTATTTTCTCTTTAAATTCGGGAATGATAGATAAGTGCGCACTGGTCATCGTTTGCCTTGTGAATAGTATCTTATGACCTTGCTCGAATGATAATAAGGTAATAAACCTACCTACCTCAAATGACTTACCCGAGCCACGCCCACCCGTGACTACGAAATATCTACTTTTTGAACCAAGTAAATCCCATGCCTTACTGTGCTTCTCCATTATAGAGTTTAGAGATATCAAATTCCTTTATGGTAATATCGTTGTCAATCTGTTGAACTGGTGCTCCATAGGCACTATCTAATACTGCCTTATAAGCATTCGTATCTTTCAACTCGATTGCCTTCTCGATTTGAGCTTGGTGCATTCTTAATTCTTGGTCATTCATATCTAACAACTCTTTCAAGATTGTACTACGATTACGCTTACCTTTTGGGCGACCTGTTGGATTTGCGACCTCTCCTTTTTTAAATGGTGTTAAGTTTTGTAAGTTTGCCATATTTCACTATTTTTTCACTATTTTATAATACTTTAGACAATGCTTTTTGTAACGAAATCATAACGCTTCTAATACATGAACCGCACCCGTTTGGCACTTTATTAGTCTTATATATTCGATTATGTACATCATATAATACTTTCAATTCGTCCATCTTATACCCATGTGTTATATCAAGAATAATCTTTCTATTTTCTAATAATATCTCTTTATCTTCTTGCGTTATTACCATTGTCATTTAATTTCGACTTTGTTTGTTTCTAAAAATTTATATATCTCTTGCGTTAGTTTTCCACATAACCAGGCTTGAGCTTCTTCGTCTGTTATGTCTCTCGGTTCGGTTACTTTTACCACTAAATGGTATATCTCATGTGCTAATGTGTTATGAGTTAAATAGTCATCGTTAATCAATATGAAATATTCACTTAAATTAAAGTAAAAAACTATTCCTTCAACTTCACTATCTAATGTAAAAGGATGTTTATTCTTTGTGGATATCCTCTTAATGTCTTTATTGATATCTAATGATAGGATAAAATTAACCTTACAATCATAAATATTCAGTTTAATGGTCTTTCTCATGAGGTAAGTCTTTTAAAAAAATACTCCCCAAGGTAGCTAGCGCAAAAACTAAAAAGAATAATATAAGGTATTGAAGTTCCATTACTCAATAATACTATCATCGTTATCCAAAACGGTAGGCACGTCGGGCACTTTAGAGGTTTTCCTTCTAGGTTTATGTTTGTCAGTATTGACAATATCTTCACTACTTTCGCATATATCGGATTCAGGATTAGTGCTATCGTTCCCATCGATATTAGCGCCGTCAATAATAATAATTCTATCATCTGTTTTTAGTTTATTGCGTGAATAATTGCTAGTTCTTTCAAAGTCATCTTCATGACATGAAAAGACTATGTCTATGTTTTCAAATTTCCATTTCATAGTAGTAAATATATATTTTAGTGCATTTTAATTATAATCGGTAATTTGCCATCAATAACCACTCCGCAAGCAATTTGTGGCGGTGCATAGTTTTTAGCGTAAGCCATTGCGTAAGCCTTCGCATCCACACCGCAACCGACTTGCATTCCGAATACATTGTTAATATATTCGATGTAGCATTTCGTGTGTGTATGTCCAGCAACTACGGATCTAAATTGGTTCTTTGCTTTCATGATTGCCGTTGCGCCTTCTCCGTGAACGTAATAAACTCCATCAATTACTTTATCCGTTGTGAAATTCCAAGTTGGCACCTCTAATACATCTTTAAACTCCTTAATCCACTTTGCGCTGATTCCGTTGGCTAATGCCTTGCGGGCTACTATCCTATCATGATTACCAATTATAACTGTTCCATTTGGGAACGCTTTGTGCCATTTGCGAAGTTTCTTAATCGAAGCATTGAGCTCATCAATTGCGCTCAATCCATCGGGATCGGTGGAATGAAATGAGCTATAATGACTATCAATAATGTCTCCAATAAAAACAACCTTATCACATTTAAAGTCTTTATATTGTTTTTTACAATGTTCAAGATAGCCATCCAAACAAAAGGGTTCGTGTATATCTCCGATTACTAATACTTTACTCATATTTTGCGTAATATTTTGCGTACTTTTTTAATGGTAATGTCAACACTTGAACGAGGTATTCCAGTTTCACGTGATAGGCTTGATATCGTATGTTGTTTGTCTGAAAATATCTTGAATAGTTCCTTATCATACCATGCCAGGTCTTCTAATGCTTTGATGTATTCGAGCTCGTTATGGTCGTATTCTTTATATTCAATAATGTCATCAGTAATCTCATTTGATTTTTGATTGAAAAACATCTTATAAAACGGGCCTGTATTCGACCGCCATTGAGTAAGCATGATACGAACTACATAAAACCTTACCCCACCACTATTAATGATTTCCTCGTAATTCTTTTTAGAATATAGCTCCTCTAAAGCATAGTGTAACAAGTCCATGTGTAATTCATGGTTGTTAGTAATCTTCTTACTAGCTTCGATTAAGATAGGATATTCCTGTACTATATCAGTCAATTAGATTCATTTGGAAAACAAAGTTAGTGTATTATTAATTGACTAAAATTATATTATGTTCATTCTTTAACTCAAATAACTTTTCTTTAACATCTTCAATGTCAACCATGCCATCAGTATTTTTCCAATGTCTAAAAAAATTGTGAAATAATTCGAATAAAAAAGCATCCCTGTTTTGCGCTTGAAAGTATGGGATTAATTCGTTTTGGTCTTCCCCTGTAATTTTAAATTCTATTTGCATAATGTGTTATATAATTTACTTGTTAATGATTGTGATGTGTAATATAAGTCACGTTAGTTAATAAATGAAAATATATGTTCAATAACTGGCAAAGTCCATCCATCGCCTAGCAATGATCCTGCTTTAGCTGTTGAAAGAATATCGCAATAGTCATCGGGAAAACCTTGCAATCTGCACATCTCTACCTTGTTAACTGTTCTAACTATGCCATCTTTGTAAGAATATAACGGCTCAACTACTTTAGTCAAGCAAGGAGCTTTCCCTTTTGTAACTCTACCTCTTCGACTTGTTGAATTTGGAAAAGCTAAATTAATACAATCATTTTCAGTTACAACATCATATCCTTTTGCTGTATTTGTTTTACATCTTAATTCGTTGTCTACTTCGTAAATTAATTCAGATGTCTGATATTTCAAATAATGAGCTTTCTCTTTAGTTAAACATGGAGCTTTTCCGTTTGCATCGTATATTCTATTTTGCATATATGGTTGTACTCCATTGCTTTCTTTTGATTCATTAATTTGATAAGTTTTATTTTCATAAATCATATTTATAAACTCTTTAGAAGCTCTTTTTTTAATACCTTCTTGACTTCTACAAGCTCTACTTTCACTTTCTAATAATGCTAATGCTTTAACTCTTTCAACATGACCACCCGTTATAATATCTTTAAACATGATACCTTTGTCTTCGGGTTGTGGAATATCAGTAACTATATCGCCAAATAATCCATCTTGCTTTGTTCTAATATTTGACCAATAATATCGATCCCTTAATTGCGCTGTGACTAACTTACTATTTATTCTTACTGGGTAAACTCCTAAAGCTCTACTCATTATACCAACATCTAATTTTGAAGCGCTCCCTACATTTTCTTGCAAGAATAATACATTCGGATTAAGTGACTTTATATGATTAAGTATATCAACAAAGGTAAAAAACAAACTACTTTTAACTCCATGTATTCCAGCACGTTTACCAGCTGCACTCAAATCTTGACAAGGACTACCACTTAATATCAAATCAATACTTGACCAGTCAATATCCCATTCTCTCCATTTTGTAACATCCCCAACTTGAATTGTGTCGGGAAAATGGTATTGGGTTAATGTTATTGCATATTGTTTGATTTCACTTGAATAATATTTGTTTACTTTGATGCCAACATTTTCAAGGGCTTGACGACCTGTATTCATTCCGTTAAAAAGACTTACTACGTTCATGCCATCCATATTTTCATCATACTCATAATTATCCCCATCCTCACAACTTTGGCAAAATGATTCTATTTTATTTGCGCAAGTGTAGAAATCAAACTTGCATTCTATTTTATTAAAATTGTTTTCCATATTTATTAGTTTTTAAAAGTTTCATCGTACCATTCCACAAAGTCATCAATATTTCTAGCGATTACATAAATACCCCCAGCTTCATTGATTGAATGTTCATACTTCTTTTGATCCTCGCTTTGCCTATCTTTGCCATACTTAACCTCTATTTTGACACTTACTCCTACTTTCATGTTATTGACTAACATTGGAATGGTTGCGCTTATATCAGCGCTCCCTTTCGTGCCTGTACCCTTTTGCCATGATACTGAACCAACTACCCTAGTAAAGCCTAAAACGTCCTTAACTGTCTTTGTATTGTCAATTCTGCGTCCCATTGTGTTTATCCTTTCAGCTTGACCGCCTTTGAATGTAATCCAGTCAATAATGCACCTGGTCAATCCATTCGCTCCGTTGTCGGTTTTCGTGTAATGACTAAAACTTTTAATGTCATCTTCCGTCCACGTTGGGTATTTTCTTATGAGATGTTCTCGCTTGGCTTGTAGAAATCTTTTTTTGGTTTCTCTATTCATATTAAAATTTATTTTTATTGATAATCAATGAGTTATATATTATGATTTTAAACTCATTTTAAACTCGGTTTAAAGTTGGTTTAATGGTTCAAATGTAGTGTAGTAAAGGCTTTCAGCATATTTTTAAACTAATTTTTTAAACTTTTGAAAAAATTATAATTTTTTATTTTTTTAATTTTACTTTTTAAATTTTCTATTTTTAAACTTGGTTTAAAATTTTGGTTTAAAATTTCTCTAATAATCAATGATAGTGTACAATATAGAGGAAAAAATTTTTTAAACTCGGTTTAAAATGGTTTAAAATTATTCCTTCATGTATTTGTATATCATTTGGAGTGATACGCCTAAAATTTCAGCTATTTTCTTTTTATCCAAATCAGGATTCGATGTGTACATTTCTAAAAACTTTTCCTTGTTAGTCTTATTTTTAGAATTATAAATTACATCCTTAATCTCTTTATGCTCAATCGAATTAACCTTAACTTTCTTTGCCATTTGAATGAAATACTTGGATAGCTTCTCAGCCTTCAAAATTGCGTCTTTATTTACAATGTAAGGGTCTTTATGCTTAACATCCATGAAGTAGTCTAAAATGTGTATTAAAAGCGCAAATCGAGGTATATAACTCTTTTGTTTTGGTAGCATACTTTTCATATATTCGTTTTCATCGTCTGAATTTTGCACATTGGTAATGTCATTGAAGATTCTTTCCCACTCAATTTTAGCTTTTGCATCCATTTTAGCATTCTTAACAAGGATTTCAGCATCCTGGTCATATTCAATCAATGTAAATTTAACATGCTCATAAATTCCTATTATAAACGTTTCGTACCATAATAACGTAGCTTCGTGCATTTCGTTGGTATTATAGCTTTCAATCTCTAACTCGGGCATACTTACCAACATCCTATCAACAAATCCATTCTCTTTGTTTTCAGCCGTATATGATTGTTCTAATATACCAGGTTGAATGCCACCCAAAACTGGGATGAAAGGTTTTTCAACAAACGAGGATTTTGCGGTCTTTCGATTCATGCTTACCGACTTACCACTCCAACTACTTAACCAAAATTCAAGGTCTGATCCCGCTCTATACTTATTCATGTCCTTAAACCAGCCAGCAAGTTCATCTTTGAATACTCCGACTGCGTTTTTTGATTCTTGATGTAAATCGACTAAGGCTTCAAGTGTAATATCATTTGCAATGAATTGATTTTTTATAGGCTTCTTTGTTTCTTCTTTTTGCTTTTGCTCATCTGCGGTTAACTTTGAATAGGCTTCGTATTTATCATATTGCTTTATGTATTCTTTAATTCTTTTTGAATTGATTTTCTGCAATGGATAAATAATATTGCTAATACTTGGAGTCTTACCTAGGCCCGCCTTACCAACGATGGCAATCCAAACATTGCAAGTTTCGTACCATCCACGCTTAACCTCGATTTGAATTGAATTTCCTACAATAACTGAAAGTAGCCATAACATTGAACATCCCATGTAATCAATCGAGCTATCCAAAGTCTTATTACATTCAATCATATATTCTTGTATGTCTTGTGGGAATATATCAATAGGGAAATTCAATTCATCTGCATTGATATTAATTATTTCTTTATCCTCAATAGCTTTCTTTTTAGTTACGATACGGCTTCCAAATCCTTGATTGTATAAATCTTTTGCGGCTTCTTTATAATTACCATTGTGATATTTGATTGCATACGCACTGAAAGGACTAATTAGCTTTTCGTTTGGATATATGGTTCCTGTACTGAATAAGTACATACAATTTGAGTTTCTATAAACATAACCGCTTTGCACACTTGTAGCTCCGTGTCGCAAAATAATATAATGGTTTGCTAACTTCTTAACTATCTTGAAGTCACTACCAATAACATCGAATATATCGGTCTTATCATTGTAATCCTTCCAAGGAGTGATTTCGTTTTCTGAATACTCTTTTACTTCTTTTTTTTCAGGTTGTATCGTTTCGCTATCCTCAACATAGTTGTACGTTTTACAAATATCCCAAAGTATTTGCCTATCACGTTCTGTGATACTCTTAATTTCAAGGTAGTCTAATTTACTAATTTGATTATCATAAACAACTACATAACCGCCTATTCCACGGGATTCGATTACGCATTCTTTATGTCCTTTGAGTTTTGCAATCTTTGAATTACCTACAATGGTATTGCATTTATAAATGATATGATAGCCTTGGTTTTTAGTTTTGTAAATAACAAACTTTAAATCAAAGTCATCAATGTTTGATTTCAAATATTCGTGAAGCTCATTCCAAAAGTTATTCTGTTCGGGCAAGGTTGCAAAAACTTTTAAGTCCACGTCAATAACCTCGATGTTATTGTATCCTGTAATTAAAGCTATGTTTGAAGTCGCTTTCATTTGCTCCCCGCTTTTCAGCATGATCCCGCCTTGGTAATTATAGCGCTTTGCAAATTCCTCTTTTGATAGTGGAGTTTGTTGGTTTGGCTTCCAACTAAAATTGGCTTGTTTGTTTTCGCTTAATGTTGCAAGTGATAAACCACTTTCTAAAAGTCTTAAGCATCTATCTAATGTAATCATAAAATAAAAAACCATCGTAAGTACTGCAAGTGAGAATTAAGAATAATATTACAATTGATAAAAATACTATTCTGTTTTTTGCAATACCTACAATGGCATTTAAAATTGTTATAAATAATGGTTCTCACACCATGTTTTTAATTAAAGAACTGAACTACAAATTTACATATTATTTTTTGACTTAAAACGGCAAGTCATCCGATCCAGCCTGTAATACTCTTACATCTTCAACTTTGCCACCTTGGTATTTCACTTCGCTAGTTGGTATTGGCTGGTCTTTAGTTCCTAGACTAATTTTACCATCTGTCCAAAATACCTTGCCATTCCCAAAATAATACTTGTTAACCTTTGCATCTCGTTGTTCTTTGGTTTGTTCTGCAAAGAAGGATACATTTTGCCCGTATTGGTTTGACTGGTCTGAAATAGAGGCAGTAAATTTAAAGCCTGTTTCGTTTTTGCTTTCGCATACTTTCACGATTTCTTTTAATTTTTCTAGGGTGATATACCCACTAATCATTGTACTCATATATTTGTTTTTAATTGTTTACTTTTTAATTAACTTAATTGTTTTCTTATCAATCCTTACCGCTTTCATTTTAGCGATGTCAATTTGTTTTGTTTCAAATGTTTTTCCTTTGTCGCTTTTTGTTTTACCGAGGTATTCAAACCCTTTTAAATTTTTATTCATTGTTTCTATTTATTTTTAAAGTTCCATTTAATATTTCGCTCAAGACTTCATCTGCTAAATTACGTTGTTTATCCGACATTTGACCAATTGTGAACATGATATTATCAAATGCACCTGTATCGTAATTGTTAGTAGTTCGCTCATGTATCTCTTTTCGCATTTCGTAGTTGGTAATGCTGGCTATTATCTTGTGGATTCTGTTAGCTGATTGCATTGCATCCGTAAAGTCTTTTTTAAGATTCTTTGTTAGTTGCATATCCAGTATAACATTTTCACAAAGTCTACTAATTTGAGTAGCATAGGTAAGAATGAGCGTAATGTCGGTGTTGCTTTTTAAATATTTCGGATCCATTAGTACATTATTTTTATATATTTATCTAAATCAAAATATCCATTGCCGTTGTCGAAATCGTAGCCATAAAAGTTAACCTTTGATTTCTCGTTATATAGCTTCATTTCAATCATTCTAGAGCGTAAGATGTTTTTAGTTACTCCTACTAATTTAGCGAGCTTATCAATGCTTATTTTATCATAATTTGCCTTGACTATCTTTTTTTGTTCATCATTCAATTCTACTTTTTTATTCATTCTTTTTTCTTTATTATTCTTAAATCTTACACATGCAACTAATTTTTGACAACATCTTAACTCCTTTGCTATTTCGATGTTTCTTTTATCCAGCATTGATGCAATTTTCTTACAAAGTTCGCCAGTTTCGTGCTTAATTCCAAGCGTTTTTCTGCGTTTGCTTATTGCACTCACACTCACTCCATAAAGCCTTGAAATATGCTCTAATTTCATTTGAGGATTCTCTTTTATATAATCATTTAATTTCAGCATTTGATAATTCTTTTTGTTTGTCTTCAAATACTTTCATCTTATTTTTTACCATAACAACTAGATTCCTAAATTCAAGTTCCAAGTCATAGTGAGCTTTCGCCTTTTCAAAATGATACATGATAGTTGTATGGTCTTTTGGGATTAAACTAATAATCTCTCCGATGTGTTGATGTGTATAACCTTTCTGTTTCAATATAAAACTGGTTGCTTTCCTTGCATCTACAAATCTTTTTTTTCTTTTTTGCCCTATTAAGTCATCAATCTGAATGTTTGCATATTGGCAAATTGTGCTGAATAAAGTATTTTCATATTCATTCAATCTTGTGATGTGTTGTTCTATTTCGTTTTTCATAATTTATAGTTTTAATGTGTTGTAATACTCACGAGCTTTCTCGATTTTAGTTTTTAGAGTTTCAATGAATTGAGGATCATAATCGAATGCAAATACTTTAACACGTTTTTCAATTGGTAAATCCTTAATCAAATCGTTATTCTTTTGGATTTGTTGAGTTTGAGCTATGTAATCTTCATTATCGTAATTTTTGCCATACTTCCATGCTAACTTCTCGCATTCATTTAGGACCATGTGTTGAGGTGTTGGCACCAGGGCGTAAATCAAACGATACTTTTCTTTTCCTGTAAGCCACATATAACATTGAGCCTGGGCAAAATACATCTTTGATAATTCAGCATTGAAAAACGTTTTAAGATTCCACGATGTTTTAATGTCTTCAACACAATCAGTTAACACGATGTCGGGCGTTCCTATAACATAGTCATTTTGTAGCTTTGTATTGTATCGTGAACGGAAGCCACCTGGCACCACTTGGCTAACTAAATCCATGCTATCCTGTTCACATTCGTTTCCTTTGTCCATGTAATCGTTTTTGAGTAGTTCGGAAAAACCGAACGTATCAAATAGCCATTTATCTTCAACAAATGTCTTTGCGGTTTCTGAAAGATTGCCAGCTTCTTTGTCGGCTTTTAATTTTGGTTCGGTCATTAATGAACCAGTACCGCTGCATCTGAATAATATTTTATTTTCCATTTTTTCTAGTAATTTCAAGGTTATAATTTGCGAGATTTTCAATAAAGTTTTTTATTTCAATAACGCTTTGTCTTAATTGTTTTGTAGTATGTTTTTTTTCTCCTTGTCTATTAACATAAGATATAAAAATCATATCTTCAAAATCACTATGATTTTCTTTTATTGTTTCCCATCCGTAAGTATTCTCTTCATTTCTACCATTATCTAGGTGAAATGCTTGTTGTTGTTCGTTAAACTCTAAACGATATTTTTTATTTTCCATTTTGTAAAGTTTGTTTTTTATTGTTATAAATTTCTGTTAATTCGTATTTGTTAATTAAATTCTCAACTTGCATTAAAGTTTCTACGTTATTCGCATTTAGGATGTGTTTTTCGACACGTTCTTTCTCTTTTGATGTGTGTATAGCTTCCGAGCTTAATAGCTCGCTATCACCTGTAAATTGCACAATATCTTTGCGGTTTAAATTAGCTCCAAATAAATCTCCAAAGTGGTCACACGCATCTTTGATGGCAATACTTTTCGCAATCGGTAGCGCCATCATAACTGCGCCTTTGTTTACATTACTCATGTCCATATTAAGATTTCCACTACCTTTCGTAGTTTGCAATTCTTGAGCACCTACGCCGTCATGGTACATCATTTCGTTGGTTGCTGGGTTAAGATAGTGAACTCTTACTGTCACTTCAATAGCATTGAATAATTGAGCCGTCTTAATAACCTCGATTTGATACTTTTTAAAGCATCTGCGAAGTAAATACTCTACTTTGTCAATTGGCAAGTAGTTATAACCTTTAATAAATGGATGTTGTTTTACCCAGGTTGCTGGCGGTGGTGTTGAAAGTATTACATTCAACTGCTCTAATGGCACAACGTCCAAATCTAATTGTTTGAATAGGCTTGTTATAGTAGCCTTTGTTTGTTTTGCTAGTTCTTTATTCATAATTTATTTTGTTTTTAGTGGGGGAGTTACCCCCCGTTAATATTAATAGTCTTCGTCTTCAAATTGTGATAAATACTCTTCTCTTTCTGCTCTATCTTGATCCTGGTATTCTACTAAGTCTTCACGCTCCTTATCCATTAAATCAATGTGATGTATTGTCTCTAATGTATCTTGGATTTTTTTAACTGTATTGTCTAGTTGCTCCGTTACTTTTAATAATGCAGAATTAAACTCACTTTCTTCAATAAATTCAAATCCATCTTGGAACGCTGAATATACATCAAATCCAGTATCAATTATGCCATTAATAGTATTGTAATCTAATACTTTAAAAATAGTATTTTCGTCAATAACTGCGTAATACTTTTTTTCAAAAACGCCTGCAACCTTTGTGAATGTTGGGAAAGCAATACTAACTTCTTGTGTTGTTTTTTGTGTTGTTGTAATTTTCATAATTTTTATTTTTTAATTGTTTAATGAATTGCAAATATATGCTTTTGTTTTGTACTACAAAATTTTTTTTTAGTTTTTATATAAATAATAATTCGTTAAGAGTATCAATAATGTCCTTACGTTGTTTATCAGTTAGCTTTTGAGGATTGATCCTGTGTTTGTTTTGGATCAATTTATTTACGATGTCTAACAATTTATGATTGTTACTTCTATACGTCTTTAACGTGTTGTTTTTAGGATTGATGTAAATACTTTTACGGCCTAGTTTTTTATTTTTTTCCATGTTTATTTTATTGACAATTATCTATACAATCTGAATGAGGAAATCTATCCACAATAAAGTCAGGTGCTATTTCTTTTGATGGTTCGCTAACTATTATTTTGCTATCTTCAAAGGTTAAGTTAATTTGCCCGTCAATATTATGTATAATACAATGTTGTATTAGCTCTTTAATTTCTGATACCGATGTTACGATTGTTGTGTTTACTATTTGCATATTTATTTATTTTTTAAGCAGTTTTTTAATTTAATAATATCAGTTTTTAAGAAGGAAATTTTATCCCAATTCTTAACTGGCTGTTGCATCTCAATTTCAAGTCTTTCTAGTTGACATGCTAAATGTACTTTCTTAACTTCATTCATTGTAACCATGTCATAATGGTTTTGAGTTAATGTGTTTTGCTCGCTTGTTTTTTGTGTTAGTGTAATCATAATTATTTTTTTTAATTGTTTTATGAATGCAAATCTATAACAATATTTCGTACTACCAAATTATTTTTAAAATTATTTTAAAATTTTTTTGAAATATTTTTAAGAATGTAGCAATAACAATGCTTTCACGGGAAAAATAATTTTTAAAAAAAAAGCCCAATGTAGAAACATTGAGCCTAAAAACTAAATTTTAATTATGAAAAAAACGAGTTTATATAGGTAAACCATATTGGAAATGCATCCAATCTTTATCTTTTAATCTACCTAATGAAGCGAAGCCATGTTTCTCAAATATATCAATCATTGCTTTATAATCAGCTCGTGCAAATCTTGCTGTCTTATGAGTTTCTTTTAGAGTATTTCTATTAGGATCCAAATCAATAGCCGTACCCCATGAATGAGCGCTTAATTTAGTCTTTGATCCACGCATTAAACGATAAGTAAAGCACCCGCCAAAGTCATTTATTTCAAGTTCATTTATTTTTCTTTCGCCATAACTAGATAATAATTCATTGAATACATTTGTAAACGCTTGTGCTACTTTTTTGTGACACCTCATTCGTTTAACTGGTTGTCTATCATAAAACATTGTATATGGCAAATCAATCATAGTTAAATAAGTACCTTGTGGATTTGGTTTTCCAAAGTACTTTACCATTTCTGCGGGACTAAATATTTTCGGTTTCATTCGTTACAAAAATAGATATTAAAATTTGACTTCAAATTTAATTTTTGCGCTTGTTGACTTATCTGTTATTTCAGCTCCGATTGATGCAGTTACTTTCCGAATTTGCGCCTCAATTTCAGCTTTTAAAGTTATGTCGCTATGCTTTACCTTAATCGTGTTGTTATCAAGCGTAAACTCGCTATTTTGAGGTAAATTTAACCGCATCAAATCAAACTTAGCGCTTACAATTGAATTAGGCATTACGCTTAATTTTATCAGTAGATATAAATCTCAAACCGATGTTAATTACATTCGTTATAAAGCCTACTAATACGGTCAATCTTAACGTTAAATTTTCATCTAATTTCAAATCTAAAAACAATGGTGGCAATAAAGCCATTACCATTGTGATTGATACCAGGATGTTCATAACGATTGTTTTACTTTCGTACCAATGTTTAATTTTCGGCTTCATCTGTTTCTTTTAATGGGTTAAAATTGTTTTCAGTTAAGATTGATGCGCTTTCAACTTTCTCATAGAAATTACCATTGTTATCAGTTAATGATTCGCTTGTGTTGATATTAGCAATGATTACGCTATCTACGATAAATCTTTGTACGTTAACTCCGATTGATGTATCTTCTTTATAGATTGCCGTTGGCATTGGTAAATCTTCGCTAACAACTAAAGAAAAATATTGATTGTCATTGTAGTTAATAACGTCAATAAGTTGGCCCGCTTGTAAAATTAATTTTGTCATGGTTATATTTTATTAGTTAATTCCAGCTTTTAAAGAAATTAGTAAATCTTCAGCCGTGTTAAATCCAGTAACGTTATTCGCTGAAAATTCTCCGTAAAAATTGTTGTCTAAAATTACCAATTTATCCCCATCAATAAAGAATTTTAACGAAGTATAATTACCGATAAATATAATACCCACGTTCGCTTTTTGAATTTGCAAAATAGCTGGCGCCCCAGTTATATCCGCTTGGATCATTAAGTCGTATTTATCTACGATTACTTCATTTGTAATAATGAATTTAGAATTGTCGATCATTTTTTATATTTGTTTTTTAGTTAAATTTTAATATTCGTATCCGTTACAATCGTTACAATCTCCACGTCTGTTTACTCTACGTCTTGATAAATTGAAGCTCGAATTAGTTTGCAATCCACTGAAATATGGAGTTCCTTTGTCGGGAGTAATACCATCCAAGAAATCAAAACTTTGATACGCTGGGTAATCGCTTAAATTGTTTCTTAAATATGTAGTCATCATCTTAGTATAGTTTTCAGCTACACTACGCACTTCGTTTTGTAAGAATTTCAACGCTTCCAAATCAATCGATGTACCGCTTTCGCTATCATTATTCATGATACTTTTGTTGAATACTTTGTATTTCAAAAACGGCAAAGCATGATACAAAGCATAATTACAAAGCATAGCTCCTATAAAGTCATCTAATATTTTTTTATTCGGGATCGTTAATGTATTATTCGTGATTTGAGTTTGTAATTCTTGATAAAACGTAGCTCCTAAATAATTTTGTAAATAAATATCTTGCGCCTGTAATATAAACGGCTGTAAATCGTCAGGGCTTACCGATTGATGAATTGATGTATATGATTTTAATTTCGTTTCTGATACGAATAGTACATTAGTAACTGCCATTATTCTGCTATTATTGTTGGTTCTATAATCGTTGTTGGTGTAATTAATAATTCAGTTTCATAACCTCTATTTAGTATCAAGTTGTTGAATACTCTTAACATACTTTTTTGTATTGGTCGAATACAAGTGCCAATAAAATGACCATAAGCAACCGCAAGTTCATCAGCATTCGAGCTAAAGCCAGCACCTCCATTGTAAAGTCCCAATAATAACGGACTTGTAATTCTATGTCCTGTTAAGATTCTAGTTGTGATTCTAGTTTCTAAAGTCGTGTAATAATTATCATTTGTACTTGTAATCGGAGTTACCTCGGGAGCGTGCTCTTTGTCCTGACTAAATGCAACGAATGCCTTACCAGCGTTTTCAGTACCACGATAAGCCATCGTTAATTCGTCATAAATTTCTTTGCGTTCTTCGGGCGCTGGGATCCCATTGTTTAAGCTAATAAACAAAGATGGATTCAAACTATTGGCAAGATTAGAGATGTGAAATTTACTAACTTCAATGTCAATTTGAATATCATTGATTGAACCAGCATACGTTGGCAAAGGATAGTAAATATTGCCAGGTTCGTAATCAAACGCATACAATATTTGCGAAGGACATTCCAATGATAAAGTAGGGTTATAAGTAGCATATTGCGTTGGCTTATATTTATTTGAGTTTTCCCAATTCGTAGAATAATAATATTCACGAGGTAAATCTTCGCCTGGTTCAATCTTACCACTTCTTACCTTTGTGAAATCAAGATGATAAATTTCGCTTATTGTCTTACCATCGTTTGACCAAATTATATTCAAAGCATATCCACCAAACGTGATATAATCTTGAGCGCATTTCTCAAACACATCGTTCCAACTATCAATCGGATTCGCACGCACCAAAACGTAATTTAAAGCCTCATCCGTGGTCTTTAATCCGTTCCCTATGGTTGCGTCAATCTTTGATTGTATTGCCGTTCTATTAATCGCTGAACGCAAAAATAAGCTCGCTATAAATTGTGGATATAAATTGTCTTCTCCATAGCTTATCCATTTTTTAGAACCACGCTCCGAGAATGTAGGTAAATCTATCTGAATTTGTGAGATTGAATTAAATGCAAAACTATTCATACTATTAAATATCTTTTTTAGCGTTTTTTCTTAAACTAATTATTTCGTAAAAATACTTAACAGATACCAATATTGATGCAATAATTGATACAATGTAGAAAACTATTTTTAAATCTTCAGGCAAAGTCGTCAAACTTACTCCGAAAGTCGTTGCATTTAGTACGTTTACGGGCTCTTTTAATGTGTCTATAATTGTCTTCATTAGCTTACATAAATTACGCTTTCGCTTTTTTCGTTATCTGAAATATATTCAATTTTTTGTACTTCTGTATCGCCCGTTAAAATAGCTTGACCACGATTGTAAATGTTGTTTCCTATGTTAATCGTATAATCAAAATTACCAAATGGTAAATCGTTTAAATGATAATCGCCTATAATACCATCGTTAATGTAGATGGTAAATTCTGCAAATCTTGTACTTGATGTTTTATTTTCTAATTTACATATATGCTCAATCCTATCAAAGCCGTTAAATAAATGGATGTGATAACTATTCATGTTTTGAGTAAAGTCTCCGTAAATTATAAACTCGTTTTTCCCTTCTATTAAATTTATCATGACATAAAAAAAGGCGATGCGATTGACCGCACCGCCCTAATTTTTTTAAAGGTTAATATTAGTTAGCTGAAGTATTGAAATCAAAGCCACCAACTGCTGCACTTGAATTTGGTGCGATTGCTGCGATTGCATTTCTACTTGTTGAACTCAATGCTGGCATTGGATCCGCTTCCATTGATTGGAACGTAAATGTGTATCCGTTCATGTCTCCGATTGCTTGACCGCCTTCACCTACCATTGTAGATAAAACCGCTCCACGTGTGTTAGCTAACAACCAGTATTGCCCCATGTTATCTACTGCGATAACTCTAATCTCACGATTCTTTGCTAACAATAAAAATTCGTTTCTTTTTGCAACGTCTCTTTTTGAGATGTTAACGCTTAATTCAGTTGTGTAAAAAACTGTTCCGTTTGCGTTTGAAATCGTTGCTGTTTCTGTTAATTTCGCTGTATCTTTTGCGAATTTGTATTGAAAGAAATCCCCTGTACCACCAGCTAAAGTTACTTCACCCGCTGCAACTGTTTGGATTTCGAAATTGTCGCCCGCAAAAACGTAGATAGTATTCACACCACCAAGTGCGCTCATACAATCCAAGTTCATCGTGCTTAATATGCTACATGCCATTTTTTAAATATTTTTTAAAGTTAAAAATAAGGGAGTTTTTAGCTCCCTTTTTTATGATTAAAGATTTGATACTACTTGAGAAACATAAGCCGCTGTTCCTAATCTGAATTTAGCATTGAAATTCATGATATCATCTGCTTGGTTGTAGTAGAATTTGAATGTATCCATTTCATCTAATAAACCAGTTCCAAAGAAAATGTATTTTTTCGGAGCTAAAATTACACGAGCTGCATCATTGATACCAGGTGCTGCAAAAACTGTGATGTTTGTACCAGGGAAAACGAATGAGCTAGGAGCGTTAACACCACTTGCATTTGAAACTTGTGCGAAAGTACCGATAACTGAAGCACCTGTGTTAATCAATGCACCAACTAACGCTTGGTAGTTAGCATAGCTAGTGTACATTACTAAATCATCTTCTGTTTGTAAAGATGGAGTTAATGAACCTACGTTTAACCAAAACTCTGCAATCGCAGTTGAAGTAGTCCATTGTGTGTATGCACCCGCTGAATTGATTGAACCGTTCGCATTTGTAGTTTGAGCTAATAAACCTGTTAATGTAGCTCCGTCACCTTGCCAAATTGTATTCTCTACATACTTAGCGATGTTTGCCATTTTGTTGTTTGCGATTAATTCTGCAAAAGGTACTGTTTCTTGGTTTGCACCCGCACCCAATTGAGACGAAGTCCATTTGCTTCTCAAATCTTCTGGGCAAAGTTGCTCTTTTAACATTTTGCTTCCTACTACTAAAGGAATTTGAGAGAATACTGTTGCGTTTGAACCTACTTGGCCCGCTGCAAATCCACAAGTTGCATCTAAGATGTCAACTGTTGAATTCATAACGTTAATTGCAGATGTTCCTGCTGTTTTTCCGGCTTCGATTGTTACGAACTCGGTTGTAAAAGACTTCAATAACGCCGCACTGATTAGGTCGGTAGATAATTGGTCTGTATATGCTGGTAAAGATCCTAAGTTAAATGACATATTTTATTTTTTTAATTGGTTTTTAATTTGTTTTAATCTTTCTAATTTTGAGAATGTGTGGTCAACTACTTCGTTGTCCGTTTTTTTGATTGGTGCAACTGCTGGCGCTTTTGAGAATGAGTTTAATTTCTCTTTTAACTTCTCGATTTCAGCTCCCATCTCAGCAATAGTTTCGTAAACTAATACCATTGGATCGACTGCAACTTCTTCAACTTCAGCAGCTTCTACAACTATTTCAACTGGCGCTTCAGTTTCTTCAGTTTCTTTAACTTCAGGAAACATAATTTCGGTAATAACACCTAAGTCATCAGTTTTAAAAATTGTGCCGTCTGCCATTGTGTGTTCACCCGCTCCAA